TACCATCTATTTTGGTTCAACTTTGCCCCAAGTGTAACCTTTTGAGTTACCCCTACAACAACCGGTTTTATTATGTTTTGTACTATTGTCATAGTTTACCAATCAAAACCAATTCGTACTTTTCCACTCGTAAAGGCATTTTGCTTTACCCCTGCCCTCCATTGCACTTTTGGACCATTATCGTATATCTTTACACGATCCCCTATTTTAAATGATGTTCCATCATTATAATAGTCTGTCCAATTTGCATCACCTTCACACCTAAACTGTAAAGTAGGCACAACAACAGACGTTCCTGTACTTTCTTCACGTACACTAAAATACAGTTCACGTATTTTATCAGGATTTGTACGAACACTAATAGGGTCAGTATAATATCCACCAACTCCCGGATTAGTGTCAACAGTAATATAGTTACTGTACGGTTTAACTTCTTTTGAATTAGCCATGATTTTTAATTTTTTAAGTTACTATCTTTTTTAATTACCTCTTCTTCTTCCGATGATACAGGTCTTTCTATTTTTGATAGATCACCCATTTTTTCAATTATTTCAAGTATCTGTGTGGGTGTCATATTCAGAATATATTCAAAGAACAAATCAGGAGGCATAATTTCCATAGCTGCGGTGCTGGTATAGTCACGCATAGCCCTTGCCCTAATCTCTCCAATTTCTGCCTTTTCCTTGTCAGATAACGTAAATAATTGGTCCCATACAACTTTATATGGCTGAGAAGGTGTAGGAAGTACACCAATTTCAATACACCGATCAATAAATGGGCGTAAAATCATTGGTTCATTTTGTTCCTCTCTTCTTGAAGTAACATAAGCAATCCACTCTAATTTATCCTGTGCTGAACTTAACTCACCACGTTCCGAACCTGTTAAAATACGTTTTGGGATTCCTGTTACGGCTGAAATCATCTGCATCTGTACATCAACATGATTTATCGGGTCAGCAATCTGTTGTTCAAGTGCTTTAAGGTTTACCCCTTCATTAATTAAAATACGCCTTAAATTGTTTTCAAATTCATCAATTTGTTCTTTAAGGTCTTTGTACGCATCTTCACCCATCTGATAATCCGGATTTACTTCACCGGTGTAGCCAGGTCTTGCACCACGCCAGAACATTTCCGCATCACCACCGATTAGTTTTTCGAGGTCAACCAAACGGTTATACACAGCTTCCAATCGTGGGGTTCCGTTTACTTCATCTTCGACCACATCCTCCACCAGATGAACCATTCTTGTATAATGAACATGTGCTGACTGGTCTGTTGATCCGGATTTAATGGTAATGCTGTAAAATAGAGGCAGTCCGAAACGTTCATTTGTAGGATCGGTTACATATTCTGCAATATCTGCCATACTTTGTGCCAAAGGTTTTACATAAAGTAATTTTACGTTATTTCCTTTTCTTACCGGCTTTCTTAAATCCTCTATGTTTCTTACATCACTTAACCCTAAAAAAAGAACGGAATAACGCCCAAGCCCTGTTAATTTATCTGCTCTTAGCAAAATGGATTTAAGTTTCAGCCGATCAAACAATTCAACCCATGCTTTTTCAAATACAGTCTGTTCTTTTTCAAGATTTTCAATTACTTCGATTTCACCTTTCCAGGACGCTTTTACAGGACGATCAATAATTGCTTTCGCAATATCATGTCTTTTATAACGTGTCCAATAATCACCAGATGTTATCTTTTTTGGGTAACCCAATGCCGTATAAATGTCCCTGTACCCATCATACGTATCAGTTCCAAGTTTTGTAGCCAACTGCATACGACCTATTATTTCAGAAGCCATAATTAGTAAATTAGCCTGTCTGTTGTTAATCTGTTCCATTTCTTAAACCGGTTAAGTAATTCTTCGTACTCTTTTCTTCTTTATTAAAAAGTTAAATGCTCCGGAAGAAGCATCCACCTGGTCTTTATAAGATGAGTTTGGAAATAACTCAAACTCATCCATATATGATTTGTTCCATACTGCTGTTCGCAGCAGTACATTCCCATTGTTCACCTGAACACTAAAAGGGTCTGCCCTTAAAGTTTTATCACCTGTTGGGCGTTCGGCTTGCACCATCCACCCTGCCAGATTTCGTATTGTATTTTCAGCTGACTCTTTTCCACCGGAACCGGGTTCCTGTTCAACTACAATAAATACTTTTTTCCCATCTGCTTCTGCCGTTTGCCGAATTATGCGTTCACGTTCTGCACTTCCCCACTGACCACGTTTCACATCATCCACCAGAAACATTCCGTTTTTTAATCTGGTCATTCGCACACCGGCTGTATAAGCCCCTCCACCGGCTGTTCCCGCTTTATCCCAGTAACGAACCGTTTTATCTACTTCGTCTGGTTTAAATATCTGTTCCGTGAATTGGAAGTGGGCAACTTTGAACATACCCCCTCCTGCAGGAGCAGGATTCTGTCCTATCTGTCCGGCATAACCATATTGGCCGAGGTCTGTTTCCAGTTCCTCAAGCACCGGCCATCCCATTCTGTTTGGATCAAACAGATCATCTACATAATATTTTACCGCTTCCGGTGGTTTTACCAATTTAGCGTAATTTCGTATTTCTCCCGGGAGGCAAATATGGCGTAAGTTTGTTTTCTGTTTTTTCAGCAAGTGTCCGGATGGGTCTCCTTCATGCAACCTCTGCATAATTCCTATAATTGCACTATTGGTTTTACTGGTCTTTCTGGTTGGAAGTGTCTGATCAATCCATCTTGTAGCGATTTCAAGCTGAGTTTCAGAAAACGCCTGTTGCGGATTTATCGGGTCATCCCAAATATTAATATCACCGTGAAACCCAACCAATGTTCCGCCTACCGATGTACTAAACCTGTTTCCACCTAAAACTTCCGAACCATCGGGAAATCTCTTTACAATCTTGTAGTTACTTTTTGTGTCTTTGTCGGCTTTAATATCAAGTTCAGGGTATAATTCTTTAAATCTGGCACTCTTAATTAAGTCCCTGCTGTATTCCGCTGATTCCAATGCAAGTGTAGATGAATATGAAGCAGTAATAAACCGCATCCAGAACCATTTGGTCCAACACCATACCGGAAATACGATACTGCATAAAATGGTTTTGGTTGTCCCGGGAGGTACATTTATAAGCAAATCATGTTTTTTGGGAATCCTGTTGCCTACATTTTCTGCTACCTGCTCAAGTTCATTGCATAAAAAATCAATATGCCAGTTGCTGATAAATGTGTGGTTGCTGATTTCCGGCCATGCCCACAATAAAAAATGTTTCAGTGACCGGTTGTTGAGTTCCTTTTGTATCAATAATGGGTTAGACATCACCTTAGTGGCCATTGCCGCTTTCTGCATTTCCAATTCCCTACTGGCTTTTGGACCTGTTTTTGGTGATTTTTGTCTATACCTCATCTTCGTAAGGAATATCAATTATGTTACTGTCTTCTTCACCTGGTTTCTGTAACACATTCAGTTTATTCAGAATCTCTAATTCCTCTGTGCTAAAATGTGATAAATCTACTGAATGTGAATGTCTGATTTCCGCTTTAATTGTATGATTTTCCTTCCATGCTTCCGGCTGTCGTGCGGAAAGCCATTTAAACCCTGCCGTTACATTTGGCGGATAATGTTTCTTTGTGACAACCCGCAAAGGTTCCGTGTACTGTCGTACCACTTTACCATTATCATCAAACTCCTGAACCCTGTTGGTGAGTATTACCTCTTCATCATGGGTATATCCGATTGCTGCATGATACATCGCTTCCGCAACTCTCGCATCCGCTTCCAATGATCCTGACCTGATCGCCCGTTCAACTTCCGGTATTTTTTCCTTCCACTTTTTTAATGTGCTTACATTTATCCCAAATGCTTTACAAATCTGTGACTGATTTGCCCCCATTAATGAAAAGTAAAAGAATAACCTAATGTATTCCGGCTGAAAAGTCGTATTCCTTACTTTCGGAAGAAATGCAGGTTCCGGAAATTTTTGGAACATTTTTTTATTTCTGATCCTTTTCATCTCAATTTTTTAACAATTTACTACAAATATACAAATTTTTTTAATAATACAACTCCTTCTCAATATTTTTTTCTTATTCAAAATGTACTTCACCACCTTTTGTCAAATAAAAAACCAATTTTTAAAAATCCCCAAATGAACAATAGTAATAACAACCCTTCATTCAATATACAAAAATTAGCGTTCTCCATAGAAACTCTCTTTAAATACAAATTATGGGATTTATTACCACATATTCTATTTCATATGAACAAATACTGCTATGTATTCTATTTCATATGATCTTTTAATCTACAAAAACTTCATAAATTTTTTCACAAATTTTTATGAACCCCAGTAAATCCAAATAAAATAAAATCACCTGAATTAAATAATATTCATATAATTAATCACATGAACAATTATACCAATTACCATATATACACTATATACACATATACTATTACAGTATGGTACACCCTATATAGAACCTATTCTTATAATATTCGATCATCTATTGGTTTTATTAGTGTTCATCTTTTCAATCTATGAAAAGTTCAAAAAATTGATATATTTTGTGAGGGGTTCTTCCGGTGCCTGGTCTTTCTAAATCCGCCTATTCGTTTTTTACTCTATCTCTATCTCTTTACCTATTTTGCACCATACCAGACTAACGGTTTTAAGTGTACTGTTCTGCAAAAATGTTTGCAATGGTAGAGTGGGGCAGGGCACAAATTAACCAAATTAACCAATATTACACGTTTTACCCTATTTTAAGACAGTATAACAGATTATCTATTTATAGACTATATAATACCTATTTAATTAGATTAATGCTTTAAAATAGCTTTATTTTGCTTTATATCAATTTTTAGCTTGTTATTCTTTTAACATTTATTAACATTTTATTTAACAATAAGATTTGCAGATGTTGTTTTTAATGTCGTACTTCGTACCATGTTTAACACTTTAATAATTAACAATTATGGCAACAAATGTAGATTTAAGTAAAATCAACGAACTGTCGTTAGAACAGTTGCAAGAGTTAACTTCACAGTTAACCCAACAAGCAAAAATCTTAACAGAACAGAAAGAATTTAGTAACTTTCTTAAGACTGCAAAAGATGCGGTTAAGAGTTTAACCGCAAATGTAGGCAACTGCAAAAATAAAGCAGAAGTTAAAGATCTGTTTTTAGAAACTTACAAAGGTTTGGGTTTTTCTACTAAAACTTCTGGCTCTACTAAGACTACTTTTGCCGGTGTATGCAAAGAATGTTTTACTAATGGTTTAAGTTTTGCAGAATCGGTTATTAAACTGCAAAGTATTTTTACAGAAAAGCCTGAACAAAGTATTAAAGCAGACTTACGTTGGCACGCTGCCCAAAATGGTTATTATCTTAACGAGGCCGAAATCTGGGTAAAAAAGTAACCTATTAACTCTTAACTTTAAAAGGGTGCACATTTGCACCCTTTATTTTTAACCTTATAAATACTAACCGATGCAAAGAAAAGAGATTGTAACACAGATAAAAGCCGTTTGCAAGAATATTCTTGCAAACAACAGTATGGTAAATCTACCGGTAAATTTACCGGCAAAAGAATATTTGCAAACGATTCTTAAATGTAGCGATACCGGCAGGTACTTATTTACCGATAGCGACATTAACAGTATGGTTTTACATTTGCTTTCTAATTTCTCTTATTTAAGAGACAAAGAAAGTAAGAATGAACTTTTAAGACTGTATAAACTCTTATAAAATATTTAAACCTTAAAGATTAATCTGTAAAAGATCAATCTTTAAGGTTTTTTTATGTTTAATATTTGATCATTTTTTTAATAACATAAACAAGATGAAAACAACCACAAAAAACCGACTGAAATCCCTGCAAAACTTTGTAGGGTTTTTAAGCATAGTATCATTCTTAATGCTGTTTGGTTTTACAGCATTAAGTCCTTTCTTTAAGATTCCAATTGAGGTACTCTATGCCGGATCCATCGGCATATCTTTGTTTCCATTTATTTGGATGTTCATGTTTGACCTTGATCTTTAATTTTTTAGATTAAGGTCAAACACCTGCTATGTTCCTGGAGGATTTTACAGGGTTCGACTTCCCTGGCATGGCACAAACTTATTTTTACTATGTTTCACTTTTAATAATTAACACTATGGAGAAAAAAACATTGATCAGAGGTATTACCGAAAGAAACGGTGATCCCAACAAAATCGTAGGGTATCATATTGGAACAAATGGTCCAGATACCTTATTTACCCTGTTTTCTCAGGGTGATTATCTTCTTAACATGAGCAATCGTGCGTTTGATCACAGCTATGTAATTAACGATACATACGTCCTTGCTGATCGCATTATGTTTGTTCCACGTTTTAATTAATCTGTTATGATCTGTAAGATTAAGAAAATTCAGCTTGAAGGTTGGGCAGAAGGTGATTTTATTATCACCTATGCTCAAGACTTTCTGTGGAACGGATGGGAAGTTCCGCTGGCAAACAGCCGGATGTTGAGGGAAATTAATAAACTGCAAGAGAAAAACAACCTTCCACGGTTGTTTAAACCTCTTAACAATGAACAAACCGTATGGGTGTATTTGCCTGATGGTATTCGCTTAATACCATCAAAACCTCCGTATCAATTCTTTTACGAAATTGGATTTAATCTTTGCTGGACAGAGATTAAAAATCAAAATTAAGAAAGGAAAATTAAATTATGAAAACTTATTACACGGATTATGATGCTGGAACAGAAATGTTCCAGCTTATTAACATTAACGACCCTTCGGATGTTTTAAAATTCCAGGAAGGGGAATTTCTGGACGATGAATTTGTGCCGGAAAACGAAATTGTCATTTCCGATGGTTTTGCAATCAGAAAACCAAAATCATTTGAAGTAATTGATATCGGAAACGGAATCAAACTCTATAATCTCGAAAATGGAAGTTCTGTGGTTGACCAATCCAATGGTCGTTTAGATGAAATCCTGGCATTTGCCGAAAAAATGAAATTAAAAAATCATTTTATTGGTGTATTGGAAAGATTGTGCTGGAACAGACCAAAGGAAATAGTCGGTTACGTTTATTCCGATTTTGCTCCACTATCATTAACGTTTGGTAGGTACAGGATTAATGATGCCTATATGAAACACGAATTGAACCAGCTAAATGAAGCATATTGTGGAAACGGCGGAATCATCTACCATGGACCACATGATAACGGAGGTGATGGCGGTGCGCCAACGTTTTCCGTTTCTATAAATCCAGACCGGAAACCACATTGGAGTATCCACACTTAAAAATCAAAAACCTTAAAAAGTATAAAATGGGATTCTTTAGTTGGAAAACACAGGATACAAACCGGTCCATTCCGAATGTGCATCAGGAAATGAAAGAACCGTTTACGGTTTTCATGATTGATAACAAAGGGAATGTATGGCAGGAAGATGCTTACATGGGATACGGAGAGTTTGGCGGTAAAGATTTTTACGAATTACTGGCCGAAATGAACGGAGAAACCACAAGGGATGAAGGAATTGATATCACTTATAGCGGAAAACCTTACCTATCTCCCAACCTGGTCGAGGATATTGTCGGATGGGATTGGATAAACAAACCTTCGACAGAATGTGAGTTTCAAGGATTCTTTTATGATGAAATGGAATTATGAAAACATACATCACTTACGTCGAAAACGAAAAAATGGAATTTTCGTTTTCAGAATTAAATCTTATCTTTAAAGACCAAATTGTAAAGCTGATCCGTAAAATAAACAGGCAAGGTGGAATATTAAACCTAACTTGTAATGCGTTCAAAAATGAAGTACAAACAAAATTAAATTAAATAGTATGAAAACAAAAGATAAAATTAAGTACGGAATAGTGTTCATAGTGTTGTTGTTTTTCGCTATGGCCGGAGAGAGTATTGTTGATTGGTTGCTCTCCTTGCTGTTTTAAGCGATGGAAACCCTGTTCCAATCGGTGGAAATAAGCAGGTTCGATTCCTGCTCAGGGTTCTAATTAATTTTTAAATTGAAACACTATGAAAACACAAAAATGTATTAAGATTGATCTTCTGGAGTTTTACCATTTTCCGGAAGAGGATGGGCTTTTTGGTATGTTTTATGTGATGCACAGTAAATTTGCATCCATTCCATCTGTAATTGGAATGTCACTGGAAGATTGTTGTGGAAATGCCACATTGGTATTAGTTCAGTACATGGTAAACAGAAATTGATATGATTTTGTTAATTTCTAAAAAAGGAAAATACATGGTGCATATCCAGGAAGTATATATTCCAAAATTGGATAGGTACGGATACCATGTAAAAGAAACTAATAAGTTTTTTATTAGTTTTAAGCGGGCGATCCATCATGCGAGAGTGTTTTTGAAAATAAAAAGGAAAAAATATGTGGAACCAACACCCAGGAGAGTGAGGAATAGAATATGAAAACAGCACATTTGCTGAACGGAATTGTGAGGATTCGCTTTCCGGAAAATAAGGCAATTAAAGCTGAATTGGAAAGCGTTCAGCGGATAATATATGTAAACAATGCGTATGAAACCATTGTTACCACAAGGATTGTTTACGTTTTGCGTAAACACAAATTCATTTTTAGTAGTTCTCTTAAAAAATGGGAACAAAAATACAGCAAACACGAAAATGTTCCCGGCAAAAATCAAACTTTGCCAGATCATTTAAAATTATATCCGTTTCAGGAAAAAGGTGTTGCATTTATAAACAAAGATTCAACCCTAAAACCTTATGGATGTGCTTTAATTGCAGATGAAATGGGTTTAGGCAAAACTGTTCAGGCATTGGCTTGGCTTAAACAATCCTGCATTAGACCGGTTTTAATAATTTGTCCTGCCAGTTTAAAATACCAATGGAGAAATGAAACATTAAAATGGTTAGGTGAACACGCAGAAATCATAAATGGCAGGGAAACTTACAAATTACATGAAAAAATTGTAATTATAAATTATGATATTTTGCATGATTGGGCAAATATTCTAAAAGATTACGGATTTGAAGTAATTGTCCTGGATGAAGCCCATCTTATAAAAAGGAATCAGGCTAAGCGCACAAAAGCGTTTAAAAAGATCAATAAATCGGTAAAACATTTGATTGCTTTAACCGGAACACCTATTGAAAACAAACCTATTGAAATCTACAATATTGTAAATGCAATTTCACCATATCTATTTCCAAATTATATGGAATTTGCAGAAACATATTGTGGAGCAAAGAAAACCAGGTTTGGTTGGGATATGAGTGGATCACAAAATGCTTTAGAATTGAATCATATTCTAAAAAATTCAGTAATGATCCGCAGAAAGAAAAAGGATGTTTTAAAAGAACTTCCGGAAAAGCAAATTGTAAAGATTCCGATTGATATTTCAAATAAAGAGGAATATGCAAAAGCTGAAACAGCTTTTGTTAATTTTCTTTTGGAAAAGTTTTCAAAACACAGCGATGAGGAATTGAAAAAGGAATTAAAAGATTATGCCAAAAGAAAGAAAATTGAAATTTCAGATGATCCAACCAGTTGGGAACTTAATATGGTAATTGAATCCAAAATTGCAGGTTTTAAAGCTGCTCCCATTTTAACAAAAATGGAAAGTTTAAAACAGTTAGCGGTAAAAGGAAAAATGAATGAAATTACTGACTGGATTAAAACATTTTTAGAAAGTGGTGAAAAGTTAGTGGTATTTGCTTTTCATAAAACTGTAATTAATGAATTGATGAAACATTTTCCGAAAGCTGTTAAAATTGATGGGTCTGTTTCACCATCACAAAGACAAAAGATTGTGGAACAATTTCAGAATGACCCAAATACAAAATTGTTTATCGGAAATATTGAGGCTGCCGGTGTTGGAATAACATTAACCGCAGCTTCAAATGCAGCAATACTTGAGTTTCCATGGAAACCATCCACGCTAAACCAGGCAATGGACCGTATTCACAGGATTACTCAAACAAAACAGGTTACCATCTGGCAACTTGTTGCAGTTGATACAATAGAGGAAAAAATTATTGATCTTCTAAAGAAAAAGGAAAACATTGTAGCCAATGTTTTAGATGGAAAAATGTATGTAGATGAATCCATTTTTATGGACTTAATAGAATCATATCGTAAAATTAAAAAGTAAAACACTATGGAAAAACTCGAATCCCTTTGGGAAAAAGGATCGTATGACAGTAAAAACATACTGAACCGGTCCGACAAAGTGATTCCGGAAAAGTACCTTGCTATTATCGAAAGTGAAGGTGCTACTCTGGAATTATTAGAGGAACTTAAAGTGCCGGTGTTTAAGTACCGTACACAGATCACAATTCACGGATTATTTCCGGAATTGAAAAACAATTATCTTGGTGGATATAAAAACTTGTTTCAAAACAAGAATTTGTCCATCGGTGTAAAGTACAATGCCGTTGATTATGAAAAAAAGAAACTTATTTATAAGATTCTAAGACACAACGGTTGGACTATTGCTCGTACTTCAACTGATTTTTATGCTTTTAAGATGATTCCGGTAAACAGGGACAATTACAAAGATGAACTGGAAAAAATGAAAGCAGAAGTAAGTAAAGTAGATGAAAGTCTGTTTTACGGCCATGTTGAATGTTTTCTTGGAAAAACCATGTTTGATGTGTTTGTATTTGGTCAGGTTGTAATTAATGCCGTTCCGCAAAAAAATGTAGGTCCGCTGATTTATAACATTACCGAAAAAACACTTGCCGAAAATGAAAAAGAAATTCAGGAAAAAGAAGAAGGAGAAAAAGCTGAATATGAACAACGGCAGTTGGCATATCAAAAAGAATTAGCGGAAAAAAGAATCCGGTTGTTTCCTGAAATTGAAAAAGTAAAAAGTCTGGTTGAAAAAGCCGGTTGGGTTTACGTTGAAAAATACCCTGTTACCGAAAATCTGGTAACACTTAACTTCACCTTAGAGGAAAATATTGATCAGGAACTTGGTGTTTACACCTATACACCGAATTACACCTATGAAATGTTTGTAAAGGAACCACGCCAAAGAAAGTTCCGTTCCAAAACAATATACATTTACAAAGATGAATTAAAAGAACCGGACTTTAAAGGTTCAATTGCCCGGGAAACATCTAAAAAGTTTATAACCGGTTACATTAAGCCTGAGCCTAAAAAGTCTGAGGAAACACCTGTTCCACAAGCCACAAAGGTTATTATTAATAATCTTCGCATTGAGGATTACAGTGAGAAAGCTATCGCTGTTTTTGGAGACACAAAACCTATTAAGGAAACACTTTCCAAATTAGGTGGAAGATTTAATTTCCGATTAGTTGGTGGTCCAGGGTGGGTATTCCCGAAAACAAAGAAAGATGAACTTATTAAAACTTTAGGATTATGAGAGTACCTAAAACAATTCAAAGATTTGCCGATGAACGCAATTTAGATGTGTTTCCGGTAACTTACACTTTTCAAGGTATTCGGTTACGGAGAAAAGGTTGGGACCTATGTGAAAAAAGAAATGTAAAAGTAATTGGAACTTCGGAAGATATTCAGTACATTTACTTTACTTTTGAACCTGTTAATTTTTCTGACGGAACAAAGTGGTTTTTAAACAATGTTCCGAGAAATTACCCTGATGGAGGCCAAAGGTATTACAAAAGGCTTTCAAAAAATATGTTAAAACATTTTGATCTTGTTTGGATGAGGTCTTATTCATGTAGAACTATAAAAAAATAACGAAATGGAAAAAAGTCACGTATCATTAGACACAAAGATTTGTTCGGTTTGCACTGAAAAGCATGTAGTTGGTTTGTTGTTTGACACAAGATTGAAGAACACCTTTGAAAAAAACACAGTTACTGGTTGGGGACTGTGTAAAGAGTGCAAAACTCATACTGAAAATGGGTTTGTTGCATTTATAGCTATTGATCCTGCAAAAAGTAAATTGCTTCCAAACGGCAACACAAGTCTTGATGGGGCTTACCGGTTGGGAAAAATTGCCTGGATGAAACAGGCATTGGCAGAAAATGTCTTTGGCAGTGATATTCAAAGCATTAATTTTGCAGATGAAAAATTGTTAGATGAAATGGAAAAGTGGAAAAATGAAGCGAACATGGTTAACGGTTCCGATGATGTTGCTGTCAGTGACAGTAAACCATAACGAATCAGATTGGAAATATGTACCGGTGGATTATTTTGAACAACATAAACAAAACGTGCTGTCAAAGATAATCCAAATTGAATCTGAGGGTAATCCTGTGGCTGTTGGTGACAACGGAAGGGCCATAGGGTTACTTCAAATCTGGCCTATTATGATAGATGAAGTAAACCGGCTTTTAAAAGAGGAACGGTACTCATTGGAAGATAGGTGGGACAGCTTGAAAAGCATTGAAATATTTCATACTTATCAGGATATTGTAAACCCTGATTGGGATGAGGAACTTGCTGCCCGTCGTTGGAACGGTGGAATACGTGGGGAAAATAACCCTAAAACAGATGTTTATTGGAATAAATATAGTAAATTATGATAACACAATTAACCAAAGAAGAACGTATTGGACTGTATAGGAAGTGTATTAAAATTCTTACATATAGTCAATTCTCATTTATATGTAATGAACTAAAGTCATTATTTTGGGACAAGTATTATAAAAATAGAAATATCAGCATGGAACTGGTGTTTTTTAATATAAATAAAAATTTATTTGTCTTATTTCCGGAGTTAAATGCAATAAAACCAGAAAACGCAGATGTGAATGTAGGCTGGTTCGATTACGGGGATAATATTGCCAGAATTAAAGCATTAAAAAAGATGATTGAAATAGCTGAATTATTAAATTAAAAAACGTACAAAAATGAAAAAGTTAGTATTAATCACGTTATTATTTATTGTGCCGCTGGGATTGATGGCACAGCATCCTTTTTACCGTAAAACAGAACATAAAACGGTAAAACGTTTAAAGAAACATGAATTGAAAAAGATTCAGTCCGGACACAACTTGTATTACAGGGATGGTAATAAAGTTTATAAGACATCCAGATTTTATTCTGGAATTAAAAGACCGAAAGATGCCACAAACCGTAAAAACAACAAAAAATGAAAGAGAAATTTTTAGAATTTTTAGTTGAAAATGGTGCGTATGATTCTTATATGTATCATTATGCAAAACAAGTAAGAAATGTTTCATTTGATGAATGGTATGAGGGATTAAGAGATAAAAGTGATGTATTATGGTCCGCTTTTATTTGGGGAGATACACCTGAAGGCCATGACTATTGGAAGGATCTTAATAAGAAATTCTTATCTTTAATTGGTTTAGAATGATTAATTTACAAAACAAAGAAATCAGCCCTTATACCAGAAATTCAATTTATAAATTAGCAAAACAAATTTATATTGAAACTGGATTTTGCAAAACTGGAATGTGCTATGCTTGCATTAAAGCATTACATGAATATGGCGTACATATCCATAAGAATAATTTTAATGATCTCTATGTGTTTTTGCCGGAATTACTTATGGTAAAACCGAAAAACAGACGTGACTACTTCTGGTGGGAAGTAAATCAAGTAAGCAGAAGGTTAAATGCTTTCAATAAAATGATAAAATTAACAGAATGAACGTACATGAAATAAAACAAGCTGTTGATTCTGGTAAAAAAGTTTACTGGAGCAACTTAGGGTATCAGGTGATTAAAGATTCAATCGGACAATACCTGATAAAACATATTTGTGGCCACTGCATAGGTTTAACCTGGCAGGATGGAACTACTCTTAACGGAAAAGAAGAAGAATTTTTTATAAATGAATAAAATTATGGAACCAGTAACACGCAGAAATGCAGTAAAATTTAACAAGTTTGAGCATAAAACCTTAAAAAATGCTGATGGAACCAGGGTTCGTGCAAGACGAAACGGAAAAACAAAACTTTGGGTTACTCAACCTGAAAGATTTGTTATTCCATGTAAGTATGGAATGTCCCAAAGTGTACATATACATGAAAACAACGCTTATGAATGGGAGGGTGAAGAATGAAAAGGGTTCGTAAACCAAAAAGAATTGAAATTCCTGATTATTTTACTTTTCAGGATGTGGATACCAATGTGTACAGGAAAATTCCAGCAAGTGAAATGACACAAATAACGTGCAGTTCCGATATTGTAGATTTTGTAAGACCAAATTGGTCCGGAATAAATCATACAGAAACAATGAAAGCTGTGTTTCTCAGCAGATCAAACAAGATTGTTGGAACTAAAATTATTTCAACAGGTGGAATTTCATCTGTATTGGTAGATGTTAGAGTAATTTTTCAGGCAGCTTTACTGTGTAATGCAACATCATTAATTTTAGTACATAATCATCCGTCCGGTGAAACAGTACCCAGTGATCATGATAATATAATTACCCGCAAAGTCAAAGATGCAGGAATAGTGCTTGATATAAAATTATTGGATCATTTAATTATTACAGACACAAAGTATTACTCATTTGCAGATAATGGAATGTTGTAATGGACATAGTAAGATTATTTCGTGACTTAGGTGTGGAACACTACACCGAAGGACATAAACATTGTCGCCCTGGATGGGTAAATGTTGAATGCCCGTTTTGTACCGGAAACAAAGGGTATCATCTTGGATGGAACATTCGAGATGAATACTTCGTGTGCTGGAGGTGCGGATGGCACCCCCCTATAAAAACAATAATGGAACTTACATCGCTAAATTTTGGTGATGTAAGTTCCTTAATATCCCAATACGGAATAAACAAAACCGTTATCCACTACAAAGAAAAGGAAAAACAAAAAATTACATATCCGTCTGGCACAATCGAACTTCAACCCAACCACAAAAAATATTTAAGTGAACGAGGGTTTAATCCGGAAAAAATTGCTAAACAATGGAAATTGCTCGGAACAGGACCTATCTCACAGTTAGATGGAATAAGCTACAAACACAGAATCATAATTCCTTTTTATTGGAATGGTAAATTGGTTTCATTTGATTCCCGGGATATTACAGGAAAGCACCCTAATAAATACCAGGCGTGCCCAAAACATTTTGAACTTATTGAACACAAAAGCATATTATACGGGAACCAGGAAAATTGGGACCCAGAATTAGGTATTTGTGTTGAAGGCCCTACCGATGTCTGGCGTATTGGAAAACTTGCTTTTGCAGTAAGTGGAATTAAGTACACTCAGGCACAAGTGCGTTTAATCGCTACCATATTCAAACGTGTGGCGGTGGTATTTGATGATGACCCACAAGCACAGATTCAGGCAAAGAAGCTGCTTGCTGAACTTAAATTCCGTGGAGTAGATGCTTTTAATGTGAAAATTAAAGGTGACCCCGGAAGTATGCGACAAAAAGAAGTGAAAGAGTTATTAGAAAAAATTAAAACATTATGAAAAAGATTAAAGTATTAAAAGACACACCTTTCAACATGAAGGATGACGTTATTTCTGTAAAAGAATACCGTGAAAAATACAAATATAGCATTGTTGACGTGGTTGTCCCTGACGAGGAAATACTCGAATATATCCAACATGAAAGAGATGTTGTTCGCAACAATCCTGTAACAATTTCAAAAAAACCATTTATGGGTGAGTTCTTTGAAGTGGTAGAAATACAAGACCATTTCAAAGCAGGTGATTGGGTGTGGAATAAAAAAACGCAAGAAGCTCACCTGTTAATTAAATATGAAGGTCTTGAACAGGATATGTGGCCTAATCATGCTACGATTGAAGCAGCAAACCAATACACTGATATTTGGAAAAGAAAAGCCACAGAAGAAGAAATCAAAGAAGCCGTTCTTCACTACTTTCCGATTGACAGGTACCCTGTTTTGGTCGGAAGAAACCGGGTGTTTGTAAAAGATAACGTATGGAAAGAAGTTAAAAATGCTAAACGTCTGTTGGCACTAATTAAACGAAAAGGATTTTACTTAACAGCAGAAAATGTAAAAGTTGGTGAACGTACATTTGAACCATTTATTGCTGGAATAAAATTAGGGTGCGTTACAATCGGGGATCATATTATTAAAAAAATAATGAACATAATGGAGGTGTGATATGCCAATAAAAATGGAAAATACAAATGAGGGAAAATACTCCTGTTGGCAGCAAGGTGAGCCGAACCAATATGTAATACTGGAAAATACACCTGAACGTAAGAAACGTTGGTACGTGGATATGCTATTCAACGGGGAATTATCCGATGAAGAACAGAAAGAGGTTTGTGTGCTAATTGTTAACTTTATAAATAAAAAACATAAAAAATGAAAACATTTGATTTAGAAACAAAAGAAGGAAGGCATGAATTTTACAAATATGCCTTAGAAGAATATAAGAAAGAGGAAAGGGAGATAAATTCCCATATGGATACGATTCCATTATGTCCATTCTTTGATATTTTATTACAAAAATCCAATTATAAAGAAAAAATACCTTACTATGATGAATTTACTACCATTTGTAAGTTGCTTCCTGAGTTTTTTGCAAAAAAACCAATTAATGTTATACCAAGGAACGTATGGTGGA